CCATCAAAGTAGTTACTATAATAATTTCCACTATAAGGACTAAACGGAACTGTGTGAACATCACCAATTGTTTCAATGTTATTTTTTTGTGTTGCATCAATCATACTACCAGATGCACCAGAGATTAACATAGATGCTGTATATGTATTTGAAACATCGGTTCTATTGTTAGCATATACAACAGTTGTTAATGGTGTTGAACCTGGCCAGAAATTCGAAGTGTATAATGCTTTCTTTGTTACACGTAAATCTGAGATATACCCTGGGAAATAATTAGAAGCCAAAGAAGTGTCTTGTGCTCCCATAGATACTGCTGACGCAAGGCCTTGACAGCTATTAGTTATTGCTGTAGTGTCTTTTAAAACTCCATTAATATAAGTGTAGGCAACGTTATTCATTCTAACCCACGCCACATGAGTCCATGCATTTACTGGAACATCAAGTGTGGCAGAATCTGGTGAGTTTTGTGTATACGCTTGCCACACCAATCTGTTGTTTGTTCTTAGGTATAGTTGATAACCACCGTTTGTGCCACCATTCCAATTACCAAATATCATTTTAGATGTAGCAGCTGTTGATGTGTTATAAATCCACGCCTCAATGGTGAAATCACCAGAAGCACCAAGGTTTGTGGCAGCTGACGTAGTTGTTGTTGGTATTGTTATATAATCTCCAGTACCATCAAAGTATATGCTACCACCAAATGTTGTTGGACTATAAGACGCACTACTTGTTGTCACAGTAAATGGTGAAATCGGTAATGCCGTATTGGCAGTAGATGTTATAACAATATTATTGCTTGTTCCATCTGAAATTATGTTCTCATGGCAAGTTAATAACTTAACTTGTCCAGCTGTTAATGCAGAAATATTTGTTCCAGCTGATTGTGTAATTGCCAATGGGGTTGTTGGAACAGTAAAGTTTCCGGTATATACCGCAGTATTTGCTGTTCTGAAATTTGAGATATATCCGTTGAGTGTTTGGTCAAGATTCGCAAAAGCGAAGGTGTCATTTCCACCAATCCACATTGCATTTGCGCCGGTTCCACCATCGGCCATTGCACCTACAGCAACTGCTGTTCCTGTTGATGTACCATTCACATAAACTTGTAGAGAACCATTATTATTCACCAATGCAATATGATACCATGTATAGGTGTTGAATGAATATGTTCCAGTAAATGTTGTCCATACAGGTGAAGCTGGTGTGTTTCTATAAATTGCCTGTATTTGTGTGCTGCTGGTAACTTTAAATTCTAATAAATCACCAACAGTCGCTAAACCACAAACAGCTGCAAATGATTTAAACATAAACCAACCCTCAACCGTCCAACTATTTCCAGATGAAGGAAAAACTGTTCCTTTAGGTGTTACTGACAAATAGTTTGATGTTGAACCAAAAGCATAACTATAATATTTTGGTAATGATGAGTTGATGGTTGCATATGGACTAAATTTTATAGTTCTTGGTGCACCTGTTGCGGTTAATGCATATGCATTATAACTCTTGTCAATAAATCTATTTGAATTACAAACTAATATTTGAGTGTTTGTATCTGCTAATAATGGAGTTGTGCTTGTTGAGGTGTTTGCTGTGTAAATGGCAGATTTTGTAATTCTTGTATCACACAGATGACCTATAAAATATGCTGTTCCTGAACCACCGCTATTGGACCCACCAACAATCATTGCATTTGTGCTAACACCAACAACTCCCGTTCCCATACTACCAGTCGCATCTAATAGGCCATTGATATAAATTTTCCATGTTCCAGCACTTACAACAACAGCAATATGTGACCAAGTGTTTAATGCTACTGCATTTACACCAGTAAATCCAAAAGCTCCGGTTGCGCTTGTTGTTCCACTGCCGCCAGAAAAGTTAACTTTTCTTGAAGCATCAAGATAAACTGTGAATGATGCATATGTGGTTCCTGGACCCCAATCCTTTGAGGCGATACAACTATATGAACTACTTCCAGTTGGATAAACCCACGATTCGATTGTATATGCACCTGTGCTAGCAACGTTAAGTGTTGTTGTTCCACTAACTGTTAAAAAGTCGGAAGAACCATTAAAATAAACACTCCAATTATCACCATAAGGACTAAATGTTCCTGCTTGAACATTACCGGCTCTTGTGATAATTGTCATTGCATTTGCAGAATCTTTAATGTGATTATTGTTATGACTTCCATTATTTTGGAATAATAATATACTTGTGTTTCCCGCAGAAACAGCAGCAATATTGGTTCCTGAAGATTGTGAAATGGCCAATGGTGATGTTGGTGGAGTAAAGTTACCTGTATAAACTGCTACACCTTTCACCAATCTTACATCACTGACATAACCATATACGTTTTGACCAATTGGTGTGTATCCAGAATAGAATACTTGGTCAGACCAAGTTGCAGCTGTTGTGCTTGTTGCAATTGAAACACCATTAATATACAATGTATGTGTTGATCCGGCTCTAACGTATGCTACGTGATACCATCTGCCAACAACTGGTGGACTAGCATTTGTGAATATGTTAGCCGCATTAGAACGGACTCCCCAACCAGAAGAAGGATCATAATAAACTTGCCAACCTGTGCTTGATGCTGAGTTTGCAACAGACATTAAGCCTGGACTTTGAGCTGATTGTATAGCAGTAAAATAAGCCCAGCATTCAGCAGTAAAATCATTACTTGTTCCTGAAGCCGCACCAAACGCATAGGCTGGATTGCTGTTAGCCATAACATAATCACCTGTGCCGTCAAAGTAGATACTACCATAATTATTATTAGGCGCAGCAAATGGAATTTCTGGAGAAACACTTACGTTACCTGTAACTGTTATTGTTGTCGCATTAGTTGATTTATCAAGAAATCTATTTGAACAACAAGTTAATAGTTGTGTATTTGCAACTGCGGTCAATGGTGATGTTGGTACGGTTATTGTAGTTTGTGTTGGGTCATACAGTGCTGTACCGACAACTAATCTGAAATTGCTAATATACCCAAAAAACGTCTGTGACGCTAACCCACCAATGGTTGCCGTGCCCGCAACATAGTTTGTGGATACTGTACCATTAGCATAACGAACTCCATTGAAGTAAACGCTTGTTTGGTTAGTGCCGGTTCCGCTTCTCACAACCACAATGTGAAGCCATCTATTCGTAACAAACGGAGTTCCTGATGTTGATAATGTATTTGATACCCCATATGTTCCAACCGACATATTTCCTGCACTATCAGTTTGTAGTTGTATGCCTCCGTTTGTTGCAGTACCAAATATAATAGCGTTTGTAGGTATTGATGTTGGATATGCCCAAAACTCAATAGTGAATGGGTTTGTTCCGAGGGTTATTGATTGTGCTGTGATGTAATCTCCAGTACCATCAAAATAATTGCTGTAATAACCTTCACTGTATGGATTAAAGTTGGTTGCTCTACAATCACCAAAAACGGTTATTTGTGCATTAAATAAACTCTTATCATTAATAAGTGGGGTTGAAATAACATCAGTATTAGCACTCAATAATAGTGTTGTATTTTTAAAATATGGATCACCACCAACAGTTACAACCCAACTAAATGTGGCAACTGTTGTTCTATTTGTTGTTGCGGCTGTAGCTGTTATTAATGTATCAGTATTTCCAACAACTGTTGGTGTTCCTGAAATTACTCCACCACTTAAAGTTAGACCTGTTGGTAAAGTATTTGCTGCATATGTTACACCAAATCCGGCCGCACTCGTTGCTGATAGTGTTACGGGTGTTATAGCAGTATCTGTATATTGAGAAAAAACTGTATTGTTTGCTGGAGTATTCCAAGTAACAACGTCTTGGTTAACCACAAAATTAATATCTTTTGTTGCTGTTCTATAAGTTGACGCAGCGTTAGCAGTCACACGTGTATTTGTATTTGCAACCGTTGTTGGTGTTCCTGAAATTGTTGAACCACTTAATGTGACACCAGTAGGCAATGCATTTGCTGTATATGTTATGGATTTACCAGCTGCACTTGTTGCTGATAATGATACTGGAGTTATTGCAACATATTCGTATGTTGTGGTGGTTGAGTTGTCAGCAGGTGAACTCCATGTGACAACATCAGGATTAACTGTTATACTAAATGCTCGGTCTGTGTCTTGTTTTTGTGCATCGGTTGCACGAATAGTAAAACTATAAGTTGTTGGACTTGCTGTTGCTGGTGATGTTCCTGATATTAATCCGGTAGTTGTATTCAAAGAACTTCCTGGAGGTAATGTTCCTGAATATACACTATATGTTATTGGCGCATCACCTGTTGCACCTAATTGTGAACTTATACTTGAAGCTTCATATACTGTTGCTATGCTTCCGGCTGTATTACTCCAAGTTGGTGTTCCACTATAACTTATTCCTGGAACAGCAATTGCTGTACCGCCATCCGTATTGACAACATAAATTGCATATGTTCCTGCGCTTTGTGCTGGAGCTGTAAATGTAATTGATGTGCTACTTACAACAGTAACAACACCAGCATAAGTTCCATTAATTATAACGCTTGCACCAGAATTAAAACCTGAACCGGTTAATGTGATTGTTTGTCCACCATTTACATCAGCCGCAGCATCATCTCCAGGATATGAAATGCTGGAAATTTTTGGACCACCAGAAGAACCAGTTGTTGAAATAATTGTGGTTACAACATTTGTCCAGGCATTTGCTCTTATATTTGTTAAATTTGTCGTTGTCATTATAGTTCTATTACTTTCCATCCATAGGTGCTATTACTATATATTAGTCCAAAACTGGTTTGGTCCACATTCACCAACAAATCATTTGTTGCACCTTCAATTTTATGAGAATTTCGATTAATAGTTAAGTTGTTTGCACTAAATGTTCCTGCCAAGTCATTAATTCTAATCGTATCTCCTAATGTTGCCGTAGCTGGTAAAGTCATTGTCAATGGACCAACTGTTGTATCAACAAAATAACCACGACTTGCAACCATTGTTGTATTTGCGTTTGCAATATACCAAGAAATTGAACTGCCGCCACCGCCACCACCAGATAATGTGGTTACTTCAATATATGCTGAATTTGGTATTACAGAATCAAATGTTAATGTGCTTCCAGATAAAGAGTAAGAATCTTTTGGTTGCAAAACACCTTGCACAGCAACAAAAGTTATATTTTCATTATTTGGACTTGTTGAAAGTGAGAATGATGAAGTGCTTCCATCACCCGTAAATACATCAACATAACCTGTTAGTGAACCACTTGCAGAAACAGCACTGTTTGCAGCATCAAATGCAGCATTGGCCTGAGACCTTGCCCACGAATCCGTGCTGGAACCACCAGTGTTTGCAGCATTAAATGCAGCATTGGCTCTGTCAAAAGCACCATTTGCAAATGATGACGATGAGTTGGCTGTTACAAAAGCACCATTGGCAAAACTAGCTGCTGAGTTAGCGGTTACAAAAGCACCATTGGCAAAAGATGCAGTTGTGTTTTGAGCTATGTAGGATGCATTGGATGTAACAAAAGCAGCATTTGCGAAGCTGGCAGCTGTGTTGGCTTGGCCAAAGGCACCATTAGCAAAACTAGCTGCCGAATTGGCTGTTACAAAAGCACCATTGGCAAATGAAGCTGCCAAATTAGCAACCAAAAACGATGCATTAGCAAACGTTGCACCAGAATTTGCCTTGTCATATGCATTGTTTACATACGGCAACAAATCAATATTCTTAATTGTTATTGTTGTTGAGTGTAAATTTGCATTTAGTGTTGCAATTTTAAATGATGCGTGATTGATATCAATATTATTATTTGCACCAACTTCAGGTGTATATTCCTCAAACAACTGCCACTCTTTGGTGCCAGAATCTCTTATTAAACCTGTGTGTGCATTGATGCCATTATTATAGTGAGCTGCAAAACCTATATCAAGAACATCACCAGAATAGTTTCCTGTTCCCATAATGAACAGAGTATCATTAGCAACAATTTGTGTTGCGCTGGTGCTGAAAGTATTTCCTGTTACAGATAGGTTACCGGTAATATTAACATCACCAGAAATAGTTCCGCCACTACTATTAAATTTTAAGTTGGCTGCCGCAAAAGCACCATTGGCAAATGATGCTGCCGAATTGGCTGTTACGAAGGCACCATTGGCAAATGAACCAGCTGAATTGGCTTGAGAATAGGCACCATTGGATCTATCGAAAGCACCATTAGCAAAACTAGCTGCTGAGTTGGCAACTAAAAATGCTCCGTTTGCAAATGAACCTGCTGAGTTGGCTTTATCGAAAGCACCATTGGCAAATGATGCTGTGGTGTTCTGTGCAATATAAGATGCATTAGCTCTTAAGAAAGCAGCGTTAGCAAAGCCTGCTGTTGTGTTTTGTGCGGTGTAAGCGGAATTGGCTGTTAAAAATGCACTATTGGCAAACGATGCCGCTGTGTTGGCTTGGTCAAAAGCAGAAGCTGCATAAGTTCCTGATGAGGTGTTTGCAGCTGTAAAGGCTGCATTAGCAGTGTTCCATGCATCAATTAAATTATTTGACCATGAAGTATCATAGTTTGTCGAACTATTTTTTAATAATATTTGTCCTGCTGTTCCACCAGGATTAACACCAGAACCAGTTGCGCCAGTTGGTCCGGTTGGTCCTCTAGGTCCTTGTTGACCTGTTGTTCCAAACTCTAAAGCAAGATAGTCTAATTTTGTTGTGTGACCTGCATTACCTGCGTTTGAATGATACAAACGAACCTGAACGGTTCCACCACTAGATGTGTTGATGTATGACGAGTAGTTTAATACTGCAAGTGCATATTGTATATAACCAGATGAACCAGAATAAGAACCAATATTATCCCAAACTGTTGTGTCATAGTTATATACTTGAAAATATATTGTATGTCCTGAAGATGCGGTATAGTCTATGTTTGTGACTACTCTATTGAATGCTGAAACACCTTCAAAAGTTGTTGTTATAATCCATGCGGGACCAGTATTTGTTCCATCGGTAATTTGATAATAATCACCGTCATTTAAAGTTTTGGTGCTATCAACATTACCAGAAACATATACACCATTTGTTAATGATATTGTGTTTGCTGTATATACCGTGCTTTGAATTGATGGAAAATCAATGAAACTTAAATTTCCAAATTCATCGGTAATTAATACTTGGCCAGTATTACCACCATAAATGTGAACGTTACTAATCTCACCTAAAGATGTGTTTGCTCCAGTAACAATAATATTGCCTGTTACTGATATGTCACCTGTTATTGTGCCGCCGCTACTAACATTAAGTGAATTGTTTGCACGAACAAAAGCACCATTGGCAAAAGATGCCGCTGAGTTGGCAGTGATGAATGCTCCATTGGCAAACCCACCGGCCAACCTTACATCTCTATTACTCTGGTTGCCAATGTAGGAGAACTTCATATTATGTTATTTCCAACAAACTTACAATAACATCGGCCGCTGAAGCATTACTTGTTGAAACTTTTAATGAATCTGTTGCCTCTAAAACTAATTTTTGGTCTCCACCTATTGTAATCAAAGAACTACCTGGTTCAATTTCTGCCATTTTCACCATGTAAAAATCTGAACCGCCAGTATTTACAATAACGTTTGCTGTTATTGTTGTGTTTAATATGTTAGCAATTGTCATACCAATTACTGTGGATGTCACACCAGAACCAGCTGTATATATTGTGGATGCTGATGTTCCAACTCCTGACTGTGAATAATTTTTAAATTGATTTGCCATTTTATTTTCCCGTTACCCTTTATTTATTCGTTAACTCATGGCTATAGTAAACGCAATAATTTCGGAGTTTACATCTAGTGCTGTTGTTCCGGTATTTGCCTTGGCATATGCTGCATTAGCGTGACTGTATGCTGCATTAGCACGGTCAAACGCAGGTCCTGGATCGCTTCCTCCAGCAACCGATGCGTTGATTGTGATTGTTTTTGTGGTCGTATTGGTGCTGATAGTAACGTTATTACCAGCAACAAAAGACAAGGTATCCGAACTACTGCCCGCAAATATTAGAGAGTTGTTGGAGTTGATTGTATCAAAAGAAAACTGGTTGGAAATGTATGATGTTCCACCAAGACTGTTTTTATAAAACAGTTTACCATCGGCATAGTTAAGTGCAACCTCACCATAGGCAAGGCCTGATGGTGTGTTACCTGATTGTCCTGATTTCTTTAACTGTATCGATGTGTTTGACATTTACTTAAAACGTTCCGCCGTCCTTGAGTACACTATTACCATCACCAATTAAATCTGTTACGATTGTTGTTGGTGATGAATCTTTAAGTTGTTCATCAATTTTTTTTCTTTTGGCAGGAGACAGTTGCAAGTAGTCAATTTTATCAGTCAGTTCAGCAATTCTGTTATTGAGAGTTGCCTTTTCTGTTTCATGTTTTTGAATCAACAGTCTAACATTCTTTTCATTTTCTTCATTAATGCCTTGAATTTTTCCATTTGTCTCGGCATTAATAGAGTTGATTCTATTTTCAAGTTCTGAACGAACTCTGTTAGTCTCATCTCTAGCTCTAATCAATTCACTCTTGAATGTTTCAACATGTGTTGCTTGATTCTTAACACTATCATAGTCACGAAACTTATTAATTAAATCATCGTGTTGCTGTTTCTGACTGGAAAGTTTGCCTTCCAATTCAGAAACTTTATTTTTCAATTCATTAATCGTGCTGTTTTCATTAGTCAATTTAGATTGTTCTAAGTGCTGAATTGTTTTTTGCAACTCAGCATTAGATTTAACCAACGCATCAATTTTTTCACTCTGTTCTTTTACAACCTCATCAGTAATCTTAGCATTCGCCTGCATTGAGACATTTCGAATCACACAATCTGTCATTGTGGTTGTCAATGTCTCAATGTAATAATTTAAATATTTCTCATTACCCATTTCAAACTCCTATCATATAGAAAAAACGTTTACATTATATAGTCAGCTTAGAATTGACCTCCATCCAGAGTGGATGTCCAAACAGGAACACCTGCATTGGTTGTTGTAAGAATCTGGTTAGACCATGTTTGGTCGGCTGCGCCAGCTGCAGCAGTAACTGCCAACGCATTTGTTCCATCACCGTATACGATACCTTTTGCGGTGAATGATGCTGCACCAGTACCACCTTGTGCCACAGTTAGACCAGAAATGTCAGCAGCAGTTGCAGCTGTTACACGACCATAATCATCGACAGTCAATGATGTGATTGTCTTAGCAGCACCTAGTGTTCCTGTTAATGTGTAAGAAACGTTTGCGATTGCTTGAATTGCACCAGTTCCATTACCAACCAACATTCTACCAGCTGTTAGTGAACTTGCACCAGTACCACCTTGTGAAACTGATAGACCAGAGATTTCTTGTTGTGTGAATCCTGTTACACGACCATATACATCTGTTGTGATGTTAGATACTGTGTTAGAAGATGCAACGTTGGTGTTGATAGAAGATACGTTTGCAAGTTGTTGCAATGCACCTGAACCATTGCCGATAACAACTTGACCAGCAGTGAATGAACTTGCACCAGTACCACCTTGACCAACTGTTAGACCACTAATCTGTTCAAATGTTGCAGCAGTTACTCTACCATATGCATCTACGGTGATTGAAGAAACTGTATTGTTTGCAGCGCCTGTTCCTGTTGCGGTATATGTGCTGTTTGCAAGAGTCTTTAGTGAACTTGTGCCATCACCAACAAGGATTGCACCAGCAGTAAATGAACTTGCACCAGTACCACCTTGAGAAACACCCAAGTCTGTGTCTAAATTCAGTTCATGAATTGTTGCGGTTCCTGCAACGTGTAGTGTGCCAACTTCTAGTGTTGTAACGTTAGACCATGCAGAAACTAGATTTGCATGTAAGTTTGCAACACGGAAACCGTGGCCAGTAATGTCAATAACGTTTGAATCTGGCTCTTGGTCGTAACCATCAAAGATATAGAAGTCTTTATCACCAGCATGACGGATAATACCAGCATGTAGGTTAGCAGAACCGTTGTTGTAGTTACCAACCCAACCAATATCAACTGCATCTGATACATAGTTGTTGCCAGCAAGGTATAATAATGGGTCAGAAACTTCAAGTGTTGCAGTTGTAATAACTGTTTGTGTACCAAGAACATGCAAGTTACCGCTGATGGTAATGTCACCATCAATTGTTTGATTCATTGATGCGGTATTTGCACGAACAACTGTTGTGTCAACACCAAAAGAAACTGTATTGTCTGTAACAGTTGAAGTTATACCTTCACCACCAACAAATGTCAATGTGTCTGATGCAAGGTGAATTGTGTCTGTGCCAGAATCACCAACAATATTCAAGTCGGTGGAAATGCTTGTATTGGCAATGGCCATAATACGACCATTTGCAGCAACAGTAACAACAGGAATATTCGAAACACCACCATATACACCAGCAGATAGGCCTGCAACAGAGTTAAGTGATGCACTCAATGTTGCATTTGCAGTGCCATTGAACAACTGTGCAGATGCAGTAATGTCACCACCAGAAACGTTGATGTATCTGTCTGTTTGGAATTGAGTTGCAGAGTTTGCGTTACCAGTGATGCTAGAAACATCAATACCGGTAGCAGTAACATAACCCAATGAAACGTTACCATTTGAATCACGGCGAACTAACGTTCCACCTGTGTTTACATTGGTTGCAGAATCAATTTGAGATGTATAGTATTGACCACCAACGTTAACAACACCATTACCATCAGGTGAGCCGATGAATATGGTATTAGATAAGTAGGAATACGCCAGTTCACCAGCTTGTAAGCTTACTGGACGCCCTACCGTGGTGGAACGTTTAATTAAAATTGAGGTATTCGCCATTATTATTATCCTTGTTGTTTTGTTGGACTAATCCTATTATCTATTTATGAAAAAATGCCACCGTCAATTACACTTACCGCATTAGCAATGTAATCTGGTCCACCAATACTAATGATATTGTTGGACCATAATTGAGTCTCGACATTCAACGTTGTGCTACCAATGAAAAGAGTATTCGACAGAAACGAATATGCCAATTCACCATCAGCTAGGTTTGATGGTGCCGAATTAGCATAAGAACGTAATATCTGTATCGTGGTATTTGACATATTTTAAAACATTCCTGCATCCGCACCTGTAAATGCCAAATAAGTTACTGAATTTGCCACAGCGGCTTGAATTGCTTCAGGTGAAATAACACCACCTACAGTCTGAACTGGTGCAAAACCACCAACCGGTGACACCACAATTGCAATAGGATCAGGATTGGCGGCCGTTGGTGCAGCTGCAAACGAAATTGCACCTGTTGTTGCTTCAGATTTAATTACCGTTCCATCCAAATCGATGGTGTTACCACTTAGATATAAACTTCGAAACTTTTTAGTTCTGGAACCAAGGTCAAACATTCTTGATTCGGTAGGAACCAAACTACCATGAACTGGAGTATCTGTTCCAAGACCTTTTGCACTAAATGTTTTTGTGTTTGCGTTATAAACAATCACATCACCGGTATTTGCACCAGTGAGAGACATGTCGGTCAAACTTCTAAGTGTTTTTGTTCCGTAAGATAGTGTCTGAACTTTTGTTTTTTGTCCTTCAACCCTAACTCTTACTGTTGCTGGTTGTCTGACGGTTACTGTTGGCATGTTTTTCCTTTAAAATACAGTAACTTGAGGTAAAACATTCACAACTCCCTCTAAAACTCTACTAACAGTATTAGAAGAATCTTTAATAACAACATCATAAACATATCTTCCTGCTGCAATATTTGCGGTATTTGCATAAGGAAGGGACATAATTAAAATTCCCTCAGTTGGATCGTTAATGGTTATGACGAACTCAGCTGTAGTGCTGCTAGAATAATATGATTTTTTCATAACAGCTTTGACTTGACAATCTACCAATTGAAAAGGAGAACCATCAGCCTCATCTAAAGCAACCGATGTATTGAAATTTGAACCTTGTTCTAAAAATAACTCTTGATAACCTGCTGGCATTTTAACTCCTTTTGGAAGTATTTATCTTGTTATGCGGTTCTCATCCAAACATACAGAGGATCAATATCCGGTGTAAAGTTTGTGTTTGCAACAGCAGTCCAAGTTCCAAATCCCAGTAATACGGATGGGTTTGCACCGTCTTGGCCATTCATGTAAATTGAACCAATTGGATAAGCAGCAGTTAATGTATTGATTACAGTCGGAATAGTTGGTTTGTCACGCAAATCAAAATAGGAACCAGAAGTTGCTACTGCTGCTAGACCAGCCACTTGTGATGCATTAATTGCGATTGCAATATTGTTTGCGGAAGTTAATCTGCCTCTGTTGTCAACAGTAAATCTGGTTGCGTGTGATTGTGAACCATATGAACCAGCATTCACACCAGTTATAGTTAGTCGTGCAGAAGGTAAGAAACCAGTTGTAATGTTTGCAGCATCAGTTGTGTCTGTTGTTGCTGATGTAGCCAAACCGGTGACTTGTGAAGTTTGTATTTGAATTGCTACGTTGGCCGCAGATGTAATTCTTCCGTAAGAATCAACCACAAATCTAGAATACTGAGAACCTTCAGACGAACCATATGTTCCAGTGGTTACAGCTGTAGTTGGTAGTCTACCTGCAGCCAAAGTTCCTGATGCAATGTTGTCAGCATTAGTTGTGTCTGTTGTTGCAGAAGGCGCAAACGTTGGATAACCTGTAATCTGTGAGGTTGCAATCTGAATTGGCGTGCTATTTGCGGATGTGATTCGACCATAGGCGTCAACCGTAAAACGTGAAACCTGACTTGCAGAACCCACAGATGTTGGTGTTACCTTTGTTGGCAATCTGGCATCAGCAATTGTTCCGGCTGTCAGTTGATTTGTATTAATTGACACAGCAGTTTGAGTTGCTGATGTAACTCTACCTTGTGCATCAACAGTTACACTAGGTATTTGTGAAGCCGATCCATATGTTCCAGCTGTTACAGCTGTGTCTTCCAATACTGATGGCGTTATCTTTGTTGTCATTTATTTTGTCCTTTTAATACTTCAATCTCTGCTTTAAGTTCTTTAATTGCTTCAATCAAAACACCAACAATATTGCCATAAGACACCGACATAAACTGGTCCTCACCTTCACGTTCCAAAACAACTTCTGGAAGAACTTCTTTTATTTCTTGTGCAATAACACCAACATTCTTTTCACCATTATCTATTCTTTCGTAAGAAACACCACGCATCCTCATCACTTTATCTAAAGCGTTTTCGATTGTTTGAATGTTTGTTTTTAATCTCTCATCAGAATAAGCAGTTACGTTACCTGCCATGGTCAAGTTGCCAGACATGTCCATTTGGAATCTATTAGCAGCGGCTGACCAACCACCAATACGGAACACGTTGTCGTTATCTAGACCCATGTTAATAGCATATGAACCAGGTCTATGGAAAGACATAGTTGCATGGTTAGTACCAATGGCACCATTATCACCATAAGCAACCAATGTGCCCGATTGGCCTCCGCTGTTAACGGATCCTTGTGACCTGTAGTTTCTTGTGTTTGTGATGGTGAATGAATCACTTGTATTCAAAACATCAGAACCGTTTACGTTTAGACCTGCACCATTCAAGTAGTATTTTGTACCATCCCAATACAGATATCTATTCTGTGCGCTATTCAGGAAAATAACACCTGTTGTGCCACCACTTCTATAAGCAGTAATATCGCCGTTTGTTGACAATGATATTGCACCTGTTCCAGAAACACCCACAGAACCAGTGAATGAAGCACCACTCAATTTTGCAAATGAAGCTGGCAATCTGGCTTCTGGTAATGTTCCTGATGTAATATTACCAGCATTAGTTGTATCAGTAGTTGCTGAAGCGGCTAATGACGGGAAATCTGAAATTTGGGATTTAGTAATAGAAATTTGTTGGTCAGCCGCAGCGGTAATAATACCTTTTGAATTGACTGTGAATGTTCCAACTTTGTTTGAACCACCATAAGTAGCAACAGTTAGACCGGATTGTGTTGCCAATCTGGCTTCTGGTAATGTTCCTGATGTAATATTACCAGCATTAGTTGTATCAGTAGTTGCTGATGCAGCAAACGTTGGATAACCAATAATTTGTGATGTTAGAATAGAAATTGCGGTGTTTGTTACACTTGTAATTCTACCTTTTGCATCAACAACAAATCTAGGAACAGTATTTGCATTACCGTAACCTGATGCAGTAACACCAGAATCAATTAAGTTTGTGTCACCAATTGTGCCAGAAAGTTTTGATGTTGCAATGCTTGTAATCCAAGATGGATTTGCATAAGAACCTGATGTATATACACCATTTGTTACTGTGCCTGCATTACCGGTAATACTGTGTGCCAATGTGTAACCAGCATTTGCATATTGGTTTACAAATTGTGTAGTTGCAAACACAGTATTAGATGTTGTGGATGGCATTGTCAAACCATCAACACGACCAGTAAATGTGCCGCCTGCTTTTGGCATTTTTCTGGATTCTAAGTTGTCGATTGCATCTTGAATTGTTGCACCAACCATATCACCTGATGCAGGACCATATGCAATATTGTTTGCATAGTATTCATAGATTGCATAACCATCAACTTCAATAAGAATCTTATCACCAGTTACAGGTGCTGTATTGAATATGATAGTTGAGTTTGCGGAAACTGCTGTGTATTCAGATTCTAATTGGCGAACACCGTTAATGTATGGACGGACCTGTGTGCCAACACTAAATGTTGGTGTGGTAAACTTGGTGTTGCTGCTATCACCAGTATAACTTAAACGTGATGATGAAATTCTAGAACCAGGTTGTGCGCCACCGCCACCACCTGAACCGCCTGTTACCCAAGAATAGTTACCAGAACCATCGGTTCCTAGAACTTTTCCTGCGGAACCAGAACCTGCTGCAGCAGTCACCGCCAAATCAAATAATGATGCGTGTGAGGTGGTTCCTGTGCCGCCTTGGCCCACTTGCAAAGGTGTTGTCAAAGAAAGACCGGCAAATGTTGGTGATGCGGTAGTTCTCAGGTCTTGTGATGTGCTAATTGAAAGAACGTTACCACTTTGATTATCATTTGTGGCAAATATAACAATACCATTGTTACTCTTTAAGGTAACACCAGCATTGTTTGCCGAAACTGAACCGGTTGTTCCTCTGATTGTTGCAACAACTGTATTTGCTTTATCGAACGCTGCGTTGGCTTGGTTAAACGCAGGTGCAACCTGTGGTGCAACGTTGTTTGCGGAAGCATAAGCCGCATTTGCATGTGCAAAAGCACTGTTGGCAATTGTTGCTGTTGTATTTTGTGCAGTGTAAGATGCATTGGCTCTTGAGAAAGCACCGTTGGCAAAACTTGCAGCAGAAGTTACACGACCTTGTAAGAAAGTATTTGCTGTTTCAATTTTATCATTCAATGTATTTGCAGCTTTTGAAGATGCAACAACCAATGAATTTGTAGAATTCAATACATCACTTAGATGTTCATCAGTTAGAATTCTGTAATAGTCACCAGTGTGAACACCATATGTTTCCCACCATTCTTGTGATTCATTCCAACGCAATTCTGCATTTGCACCAGTGATACCTCTGTTGATTGCAATGCTACTAAATTGTCCTTCGTTTGAACCAGCATTCAAAGTGAACACATTTGAATTGTAAATGGTTTCGCCGTTGATGACAAAGTTACCACCAACCGATAACTGGTCTAAAATTTGTATGTCGTTTACGAAAACTGAAGCATCATTAGCATCAATTTTATTTGTAACAAATAGTGTTGCGGTATTTACTGATGTGTTTGCTTGTAATCTATTTGTAAGTGTATTTCCTGTGACACTAATTATAGAAGTGTTTACAGAACTGTTTGCTTGCAATCTGTTTACGAGTGCTGTGGTTGATACACTTAAAATTTCTGTATTAACCGATGTGTTAGCTTGAACACGGTCAATCAGCGCACGTTGTGTTACAGATAAAGTTTCTGTGTTTGCAGATGTGTTTGCCTGCAAAGTATTAGTATGTGTTTTACCTGTTACCGCAAGACCTGCTGTTGTTACCAATGTGTTTGCTACCAAGTATTTTGTATAACTGGTGTTCACCACACTGGAATTGGATGTATTCGTAGATGAGTTTGCTTGTAAGAAACGTGTAAGTGTTGTTCCTTCCACATCAACAGCTGCTGCATATACCTTTAAGTTTGCAGTTAAATTGTCACCAAATGTATCGATACTGTAAATTGTTGGTGATGTTACGTTTGATGTTGCAAAGAATGATGTGGAATTGGTATTACCTACGGTTGTTAAATTGTTTTGTAAGTAAACTGTGTTTGCAAAGAACACATCACTGTATAGTCCGTTTGATGCAAAAATGTTATTTGCAAATGCATCCATTGTTACAAATACATTTTCGTTAACGTATGCATTTGCAGTCACGTAAGCATTTGGAACTGCAATCTCATTGTTTGCAATTATAGAACCAACATATAGTGCGTTTGTTATAGAAGCGTTTGATGTATTAACGGTTGAGTTTGCTTGTAGGTGTTTAGTGTATACTGTTCCTGTTATAGAAGCATTTGCGGTATTAACTGACGAGTTGGCCTGTAATGAATTGCCATACATTCCTGTTGACACAGAAATTGTTTGAGATTTAATAACTGTATTAGCTTGAAGTTCTGTTGTTAATATTGAGGTGTTTGCTTGAACACGACTTGTATAGATATCACTATTAGATGTTAATACAGTAGTTAGAACTGAATTGTTTGCTTGTAGTTTATTTGTGAATGTTGTTCCTGTTACAGACACAGTTGCAGTATTAACTTTTTCACGAGCTTCTAGTGTGTTTAGGTCCAAATCTCCACCAACATACAAATCACCATCAACTTGAGCATCATTCTCTACATGTAAACCATAACCAGAACCAGAAACAGTCAATACATTAGCAACGTTAACACTACCTGATGCAACAATACTTATACCTGTATTGGTGAATAAACCTTGGCGTTGAACTGTTAAATCGTTTTGAACTGTTGCATATGAACCTACACCTTGAACCATCAAGGCCTTTTGAATGATAACATTACCGTTCGACTGCAATGCGTTCAATGTTCCTTCAGAAAGATAAATTGTTCCTGAATCTTTTACGTAGTTGTCTTTGGCCAACACATTATTTTCAGCAATCAATGCATCGGTAGCGGCCAACCATTGGCCGAATGTATTGGCATAACTTAATGAAGTAACTGTATTAGCCATTTGAACCTTTTTCTAATAGTTTTTTTAACAAATCTTTAATATCTGTCATGTCGTTTTTCATATCTAAAATATCAGACTTTATCTTATTTATTTCATCTTTTTGGGCTTGCATACCACGCCTTTTGGCCAAATATTCTTCTAGTCCCGTTTTATCCTGATTGATGATGGCACCACTTCTGGTATCTCTTACCAGTTTGGTGCCTTTAACCTTCAATAGTTCCATAATTAAAATACGGTGTTAGTGTTTGGCGGCAAAGCAATAGTTCTCATATCAGCCAAGAAAGGAACAAGTGTTTTGTCTGTTGTTGTCAATACAATTTTGATTGCAAACTGACTGAAATCATAGTAGGTTTCACCGTTGTTTGCAGTATATGAAATGGAACCGCTGTCAACACCCAATGAACCTGGAGCATAGGTGTATTCACGTATGTCATTTCTAGATTGTGAATATGTTCCATCACAGTTTCTAGTCTTTGTCATTAATTGCCAGTTACCATCATCAAATTTTTGCGTGTCGTTTCTACTTAGGACTTTGTAGTATACGTTGATATCTGTTCCAACTGGACGATATGCAGACAAATAAACATTCAAGTCACCAGAATCAAAACCACCATCCAAAACAACCTTCTTAGATGTGTATCTTGCAGCTGCAGGACCACCTCGGCTTGATGTTTCACCAGCTACAATTGCTGTTGCACCTGTTCCTGGTGTAGTGTTTGCATCTGTGATAGTAATTGTAGGTGTCTCAATGTATCCCGCACCAGGTGTTGTGATATAGATTGCGTCAATCACTCCATTCACCACGTTTGCGGTTGCATAAGCTTGTTCACTATTCTTTCCTGTTGGTGCAGAAATGCTTACTGTTGTTGTTTGAACATTATAACCACTGCCACCGTCTGTCACGGTAATTAAACTGTTTGACAATGGGCAATTGTTAATGTCGTATTGAATTGTGAATACGGATGTTCCAGAATCTGCCAAGAATGGAGAAACAGCATCATCAGCTGATTCCAAATATGCATACATTGAAAATGATGTTGTGGAATTTGCCTGAATGATTCTTTCACCCTTATTGTCATTCAAATAAATGTGGTTATACATTGTTGTTCCATATTTACCTGGATTCACATTCACTTCAGGTGTATCTGTTCCATTTTGTAATGTTGCGGAGTAGGTATATGTTATCTGTGTTGATGAAGGAACAAAATCGGTTGTTGTTAAGTTGAAAGCATCAACTAACAAATCTGTGTTTGATGTTGTTCCAATACTATCTGTCATGTTGTTTGCATTGCTGTAGTAATCAACACTTGATTCCACCAATGTTCTTTGTGGCATTTTCTTAGGAACAACCATTCTAAGTGATGGTGTTTTTGTGATATCAAACTTAGCACGTTCGATTGTAAACATCAAACTTTGGTTTTGATCCACAGTCCAAGTCTGTGCGTTTTGTGACAAGAACAAACCACCAACATAAGGTGCACCAGAAATCTTTGTAATTGAACTTGGGTATGGATCAGTTGCAAGATTCTTAACACTAGATGGTAGTGCTGTATCACCATTTGCAGCTGCATGTAGTGTGTATTCATTTGAAGTTGACTTCAAAATAAATGCATACATGGTTTCTGGTTGAATGTAAACAGGTGAGTCGAACACAAATTCTGTATAGGTTGTTTCATCCAAATATTGTGGAGAAGCAGATGCTTTAATTTTATATGCTGGTAATGTAACAATAGAGTTGTCTAATGTTGCACCATTTGGATAACCATTTAAAGTTCCAACGATAGACAAGGTCACAGGAGCTGTATCACTTGTAGGTTTAGTTGCAAAGAATACTCTAATAGATGTTAAGTATGCACCATTAGGATAGTTGTCTCTGTCAATAATAAATGTTTGTGCTACAGGATCATATGGTGAATACCAAACACTCTTGTTGTATTTGTTTTGTGTATCATATGATATCAAAGTTTGTTTCTTAACTTGTGTGAAGGTGTCTTTTGCACCAGATGGTGATGCACCAAAATCAATGTTTTGTTTATTGATTTGTAGACCTGTTGCATAGAATGAACCTTCACCGAAAGTGGTGATTGTTGATTCGTTTCCATTGTAACGGTTGTCCATACGGAACACTCTTGTTCCAGTTTGGAAAGTATTTTCTGGAATAGTAAAGATGCCGTAGAAAGAACCTTCTTCATCAGTCTTGAATGAACCGATAGAATAGATATCGTTAACAGAACAGGTTATAGCTGTAGTTAAGGTTATAACCTTTGTTGATCCATTGTATGCCGATACTATGGCTGATTGACCAACTCCATTTCCAGAGGTGATGTATAGTCTTTCTCCAACATAGTCAGAATTATTTGATGATGCCAAACTAGACAATGTTAATGTTGTAGAGTTGGTAACAGCTTGAACCAATCCACCATTGTGTTTCTGACTAACAAAAGAACCTTGCGCTGTGCTTGTTTGATAAACACCATCACTATCAAAGAAGGCATTTTGTAATGGATTTCCGTTGTGATAAGTTGTTGTCTTACCATCAGCGGCAACATACAATCTTGAATTGTTTGAATTTGGATATTCGTATATGCCAATAATTACACCAGTAGGAACAAATGTTCCTGCTGAATAGTAACCAACGATATCACCTTGACTGAATGTTCCAACCACATTTTGCAATTCAATTTCATTTGTTTTCTTAATGTAGTTGTCAACAATCTTTGTGTCAAAGAAACCGTGTAGTTCAGTTTTGTATAGTAGATTGAAAGCTCTAACAATAACTTCTTGTTTTCTTATCCAAGGAAGAATACTAATGTCGTTGATGTATCCGTTGTTCAATGAATATGTATTATCCAGTTGACTATAATTACCAACGATATCGGTTCCGGATTGATTTGTTGTGGTCTTATACGTTTCTGTTGTGAAGGTTTCTGTAATGTGTTCAGTATAACCAACGTTTCTTCCGTATGGACCATCAAATCTTCCGTGATTTTCATGGTTAACATTGTAAGATTTTGTTTTTACATCTTTATCTGTCAGAACAGTTGTTGCGGAAACTGTTTGCCAGTCACCAGTAAACAAGGTGTTCAATTCGTTTGAACTTTGCCATACATGCAAGTCTGGATCCACAATCAACAACGATGGTGAATATGATGTGTCTACCCAGTTGTCAACGTTTGGTGACAAAGAGACTAATCCTTTTGCACTGGTAACAGAGAAAGGATTGATGTTGACGGTTCTACTTGCTAACTTTTGTGCAACTATATTGGTTTTAGTGTATGGTAGTGAGAAGTAGTTTGTTGTTCCGTTGTTTGTTCTCGCAAAATTCTGAGCCGAAATATCAGAATTTGTGGTATTATTCATACTGTAAATCAAAGAAAGATTCTTCAACGGGAAGTTTTTGACAGTTTGTTTTGCTGTCATTTGTTTTGTTCTACGGTTGATAGATGCGTTAAAGTCACCTGTGCCAACATCTGACGCAGCAAAACTTGAGAAGTCATCAACCATAATACCGTTCTTAAATCTATTCAATCCATATGCATCAGAAATTTGCAATGAGTTTGCATTTTGTTCCAATGCACTTAACGATGTGTAGTATTCAATACGATTAATTCTTGTGTCCAAACCAGCAATGTCTGCCATTGTATAACGGCGGTGCTGTGTAACATTTATTGATAAGTCGGACAAACCAGAAGATAGTTCCGAAGGAACATAACTTGTATATGGTTTGTGTGTGATATCAGCCAACACCAATGATTTGTCTGGTTCATTAGGTGAAATAGGGTTGATAGAAGGAGAACCTTCAATCACTTTAATTTGTTTGTCTTTTGTAATTACCAACTTATCTTTTCTTCCAAGATAGTATGAATAATCACAAACAAATGTGGACAAATTAGATGGTTGTAATACACCCAATCTAGTAGATGATGGGTTAGAATAACGGAAAACAAATTCCGTTTGTGTGTTTAATCTAGAAGGTCTAAAGTCGAGACAGTCTCTTAACGCATAAGAAGCACCATGATTACTTACGAAAACTGGAATCTCTCTGTAATCTTCAGGTGAACTTGAGTTATCGATGTATGACATTTTACTAAAGTAACCATCACCACCTGTGTGTTTGTAGTAATCTAAAATAATCAACAAGTTACCAACAGGTTTAGCTGCACCAGGTCTCAATGAGATTGAAGCGTGGTCGTAGTAAGAATCTCTTTGACCGTTATCGAAAATGTATCTGTTGGTCACATCATAAGATGGATTTGTCAACATCGCCACCGTTGGATATACATCACCTTTGGTGTCAATGATTTTCAATATTCTTTTAACGTCAGACAGATATAATGATTGGTTTCCACTAGACAATACACCAGCTTGTTTAATGTATACGTGACCAGTTGAACTAGCAGAATCATCCACAAATGTATTTGTATTAACTTGTGTCATATATCCTGAAGTATTGCTACTTACAGCATTTGTGTTGCCCTTCACCAAGTTTTTGATTCTTAGAACGTGACTTGTGTTTGTTCCATCTGTAACAAATACCTTGGCAATAATAGTTGCGGTAAATGCCGACAAATCTGATGTTGCAGTAGTAAAGTTTGCAACAGAACCATCATTGTTTAATGTAACACTTCTGCCATTGATTGTCCATGGAACAATCTGACCGTTTGTCAATGAACTATTTGATTGTCTATCAGTAACAATGATTGTGTAACATTGTTCAACAACATCACCAGAAAGTGTTGTGCCTTCGTTACCCAAGTGTTTAATTACACCAGCATAACTTCCAGTGAAGTCGATTGTAGCGGAAATTGTTCCACCTGATACGTTGAAGTTAACACCCTTGATTTCTTGGTATGTTGTGTAAGAAGGTGATGTGATGGTTGAAACGTATGGATTACCAATTGGATATACCATTTCAGGTATGTTTGGATTCTGGAATACGGTATCACCTGATGAAATGTTTCCTACTTTTCCTGTAACATCAATCTCTGCACTTGCATAGATGCGTTTTGGATAAGTTGAACCTGTGAACACCATAGATTCAATGTCTGGTGTATTAAAGTTCAACACATAAACAGATGAACTATCTGGTGTAACACTCCATGGTTGACTTACTGTTGCAACTCTGGTTGTTCCATTATAGTTGGAGATTGTTCTTGTTTCGCCTGCGTTTGTTCCCTTTACGATAGAAACGTCTACACCCTCATACGCACCATCAACTGTGGATGTTTTATGATTGATACTTGCTAGTGTGATAGATGTTGCATTGGCCGAGATAACGTTTGCAGAAATAGATTTGTTTACCAAATCATAGATGTGTGCTTTGTAAACGTATGTTGATCCATCAGCTGCAACAGGACTATTATCAAATTGTAAACCACGAATGTAAGCTGTTGCAACCAACGTTGAGTTATATGTGTTGGTGTTTGCTGTATTGATATCTGTGTTTGCAACGCAATGGAAATCTACTGTGTTGGCTGTTGTTACAGGGAATGTATATGTTCCCGAACCGGCAACGTTACTTACTAAGAAATAACTACCATAATCAATAAATGTTGGTTCATTATCTTGTGATGCAGTTGTTCTTGCACGATTGGAAATTAAATTTAATGGTGAAGGATTTTCAACACGATAACCATGAACATATGCTAAACCTTTACCAACACTTAGTGTGTATTTGTCAGCATCTTCTTCATATACTTTTGGTGTTAGTTTGAATTCGTCAATGATGTAGTCACCATTGGTTTCATAGTCACGCTTTGCAAAGTAATCATCGATGGCTGCATACACAGAACCATCAACCATTTTGTATACACTACCATCTTCAACACGGACCAATTCAATAAACAAAGCATCGTCACCAAAATACAATGGTCTAGAAGATAGTTGCAAACTGATTACATAACGGTCTGCACCTGGAGCCTGATAGTTGGATGCACCAACTGCTGGATCCAATAATGAATTGTCTGTTGCATAATCATAAATTGTTTCTGTAATTTCCAAACCAATACGTCTTGATGGTGTGTTACCATACTTGTCTAAGATTACAGTCTGTGGATTAACTTGAACAAAGTTGCCCAAAACATAGAATACACCTTGTGCAATTGAAGCGATTGAAGAAGAACCAACCGCATCACTTGGCATAGCTTGGCAAGTTAGGTTGGAGTCTGCATCATAGATGATATCGTTGTCTGTGAAATGTGTTCCTGTTTTATAGGAAACAATAAGTGTTGGTGGATCACCTTCACCCGCAGTTCCAGTTGCTACAGCTGTAGTCAACACTCTAGCAACGATTGTTCCGTCTGCGTTTCTAATTAATTTATTTTGGAACTGTTCAACATCAACGGCAATACCATTGTATTCTGTTTGAATTTTGATATACTTTACATCAAAGTTTGTTGTGACCTGACCACCACTAACGGGTGAGTTTTGCTTAAAGATGTTGTCAGCGAAACTTGTGATTTGATTTTGTAATATTGTTTGTGCTTGCGTTAACTCTCTGGCTTGCACAGCAACACCAGGTTTAAACAATATACGGTGGAAGTTTTTTGTTCCATCGAAATCGTCATAGTATGGATCAACGTTAAAATTTAAAGCCATTTTTTTCCCTTAGAAACCTAATACGAATCTGAATTGTTCTATACCATCAGCACTTCTTTGAACACCAGCCCTGTTCTCAACATAAATCAAATAACCAGAATTCACTGCAAAGTTTGGACTGTTATACGACAATAATGTTCTTGTTACTTTAGACGATTGACCAAATATTGGACTGTTATTTGATGGAGTTCCGGTTGTATTTATCAGCCTAATCATATTGGAATCAGCTTCAAAATTCAAAACTGTCCCATAAAATGTAGGATTATTTTCTGTTCCTTGATAAACAAATTCGTCTGGTGTGTAACCTGCATCCGATCCAGGTGCAACGATTACGTTTGTTGTTGTGCTGTAGATAGCTCCGTTTGCTGGTTTTGGATTAGATTGTTTTGTGGTTGGATTAACCAAAATACCCACTTGATGATAATCAATCTCGGTTGGAACATAACCATTTTCATCACCATCAAACTGTGCAGTCAACATGATGTGTTCGCAACCCAACTCAGATATTGGGTCAAAACCATGGCCACCAACAGGTGAAGTTGCCCAAGTTACAACTGCATTGCTACCGATTGCGGACGTAATTGCAATATTGGCATAGGTATAGTTACCACCTGGATTAACAACAATAATATCACGTATAGAACCACCGGATGACAATGGTTCTACGTTTGCTGATGCGGTTGCACCAACTCCGTCACCTGTAATTGTTACATAGACCACGGCGTTTACGGTGTCATATCCTGAACCACCATCAACAACGTTGATAACATCTATACTGCCTGCGCCAGCGGATGTTACCAGTGGATTTGGTGTGTTTGATCCGATTTGAATTGGCATCCATTCTTTGTCCATGAATTTCAATTTCAAACCGGTATCAATTGTATACATGAACTTCCACTTATATCCATCGTCACCTTGGAAGATTCTGTTAGCAGAATATGTTCCTGGTTCAAAGTATGGTTCTCTTGTGGATGGACCATCATTATTGTTCCACAAACACTTGAAAACTTGGTCGTATTTGTTCTTCACGTAAAATATTTTAGTTAAATAACCATTCTCATCTTTAACTAACATATCAACATCATCACGGAAATAATCATAAATTGTATTTTCGGTCCAATCAACTCTTTGTATGATAGGACAAATATCACTTGTCTTAATTTGTTTTGCAACAAAGATATTTTTTTGAATTTGTTTTATGGTCTTTAAATCACCAGAAGGAACTGGAGGATTATTTTCATCTGGCCAAGGAGTTGGCTTTGATAAGAAACAATAATAAGAATTTATTGGTGTTGTAATTGCCGGTGGAACCACCGCAACAGGTGCGAAATACAATAGGTCTATCTGTGAAACCTTTGATGCGCTTGTAAGTAAATTTTTATTTGCCATGATTTATTTATTATTGGTATGTGGCTGAAACATATGTATTTGCAAGGTCACCATCAAAACTAAAGTATCTTAGATAACAGGTTTTTGTTGCACCTAAGTTAAATGATGTTGCACCTACTGTGGAATTAATTGCAGAACAACCATGTGTAATTACATGTTGTTGACCAGATGTATTAGTAATAATCACATCGACAAATTTTCCTGTAACAAAAGAACTCAATGTTACCACCAAATCAGCTGCAATATTTGCTTTGACCATACCTGAATTTGAAAAACTAACAGTGATTGCTGTTTGAGATCCTGGAAATATATTTGGAGTTCTAATTGTATTGGCCGCATACAATGGTCCTGATACTGTTAATGTTCCAGGAACTGTCAAGTTTTGTTGAACAATAATTGAAGATGTGTTTTGTAAAGATGTATTTGCATAATCATATGCAGCATTTGCTTGGTCATATGCGGAAGCAACAGTTGTTGTGTTGGTATTCGCTTGAGTAAATGCACCGTTAGCAAACGATGCGGCTGAATTTGCAGCGGAATAACCAGAGTTTGCTCTTGTGAAGGCTGCATTGGCAAAGGTTGCGCCAGAGTTGGCTGCAACAAATGCACCATTAGCAAACGATGCTGCTGAATTTGCTGTTGCGAAACCAGAGTTTGCTTTTGTAAATGCACCATTAGCAAATGATGCAGTAGTGTTTTGTGAATCGTAAGATGAATTTGCTCTGACAAAAGCTGCATTAGCAAATGTTGCTGCTGAGTTTGCTGATACAAAAGCTCCGTTAGCAAATGTTTCCGCAAAAGTTGCTGATGAATTTTGTGTAGAACCATCTGCAAAAATTATAGGTCTTTTCAGTAACTCCAAACCTTCATCAGAAAGTGTTGCATAGTAATCGTTTGCGGTTGATCCACCAACCAAGAATTTAACATATGTTCCTGACTGTGTTGAACCTATAATTAAATTACCACCAGAAGATGACAAGTCATCACCAACCGATAACACATAAGAGTCTAATGGTTGTATTGCGTCCCAACCAGGATAGTTGTATGTTGAACCAGCAATACCAACATCAACAAAATTTTTCGTATCTGTTCCAACATCAGATGTAACAACATAGTCAGCTGAACCATCACCATCTTTGTTTTGTAAGTTAATTTGCAAATAACTTGTGTTGTTTCCTACAAATTGACCAATCACACCAGGGAAAACAATATCATTGTTACCAACATTCAATACGTTGTTGGCAAACAAACTGTGTGATAACGTTTGTGCTGTGAATTGACCAGTAACTCCAGAAACTTTATCAACACCAATCATTATGGTGTTGGCTGTATTAGAATCTAAACGTGTTATTTCTGATAACTGAGAAATTTTTACTGTTGACATTGATTACCCCAATAGGATTATTTTTCCATCTTCTGTTGTTATTGTAATACCATCTTCTGTTGTTAGTTCTGGTATGTATGCGAGTCCAACAGGACTTGTTATTTTAATTTGACTTGATGACAACGAACTGTTGGCAACAAATGTTCTCTTTACTGACAAATAAGAATTGGTTGTTGAACTTAGATTTGATGTGAGATATATTTTCTTGTTCACATAGTCAACTGAATTCACAACTTTGCTTGTATTATTATCAACAAGAATTACATCACCTTTATACACAATATCTTTTATTGGGTATTCAGAATCAGTATAATTTCCATTGTTCATTAGGTCATAAAGACCTGTCAAAGATGTAATATTTAGTGCGTTAGAACCAGAATTACCTGTTACCACCGCAACGTTTGCATAGGTTAACCAGACATTACTTGCGAGTGTGATTGTTCCTTCATTACCATTTACACCGATAATTTCAGAATAAACATTAGGTCCATTCTTGGTTTGTATATGTATGGTCGATTCGTTTGGAGTTATAAACGTTTCCAAATTTGCACCAAGCAAATGAGAAAACTTAATTACATTATTACTCTTATTGGTAAAATCTGTTACAATTTCTACGGCATCATTAACATATGCACCAAGATAATAAGATAACGGCTTAGAAGTATACACCGATTGCAATGGATGTATATTTAAGTTGTTATA